CGTTCATTGGAAGTCATGCCCAAAGATGCGTTGTATTGGCCAGTAGATGCCTTGATGTCTTCAGATGCGCCTGCTTTGGCTTGCAACAGCCCGCTGGAGGCCATTGGAGGCTGCGCCCGCTGAGGTAATGGCAGCGTGGCTCCCGCGCCGTCTGTAACGTCTGGATTGACTTCCAAATACGGCCAGTTGGTCGTGTTTGCAGTCTTCCACTGGTTCTCATAACCTTCAAACTGGCCACCGTAGCCAATAAATGGTGCTTTTGGCGCTAAGGCCAGCATCTCGGCTTCTTGTGAAACCCAATAGTTGTACATACGCTGGGCATCCTTGGCGTTTCGCACCAAGCCCGACACGTACAAACGGCCATCAACCTCAAATTCGTTACCAACAATGCGAACTACGGGGATGTATTTCCCCGCCCACTCACGACTTTCAAGAATTTCATAGCCGTTAATCTTGCAGTATTTAATCTTGACACGATCCGATTCACGAGATCTTTTAGGTTTGCCATAAATTGCTTTCAGTTGTTTGTCTTCTAGGGTGTTTTCAAATGCGGTCACGTTCCCAGGGTACATGTTAAGCGTTGCTCTGTCGTAGTCTACATAGTAGTAGTCAGCAACGCGGATGGTGTCTTCCATAAGCCATTGGCTCAGATTTTGGTCACCAACACCCAGCGTTTGCAAAGTGGTGATAGGCGCAGAGTCTGGATACATCCGCTGGTATTCGTCTTTGGTGATGTCTTCAGTGATAAAGCACCACTTAGCATCTGCGCCAGTCGGGTCTTGGATGGTTGGATCCATGTAGACGCTGAATGAGTTGCGTACACGGCCAATCTTGATGTCTTGATCAAACGTGTTCTCGTCGCAATATTCAGTCAGGATGCGGATGTAACCTTCGCCGTAGGAGACTTGGTTTTCACAGGCCGTGTCGTAAGCGACATCGGCGTCGGAAATGTATTCGATGTGCCTGACCATGCCGTTGAAGATTTCTGCGACTTCAATGTCTGCGTGGTCATCGGCTGGAATAACTTTGCCACTTGGGCGGTTTTGCCTTTGGTCATTGGTCACCTGTCTTACGTGCTGGGGTAACTTATTGATCGTCAGACACGGTCTGGCGTTAATCGTTTGACCTTGCACCGCACCACGGGTTGCCAACACATCTGCTGGCCACTGCCAACGGTTGTCGGGCGAGCCAGCGTAAAACTTCAGGTCGTCAATTTCATCTTCACGCGATTCAGACAACGCGCCAATCGCCATGTCCAAACGCGAGCGAGCAGTCGCTAAGATACTGGACGATGAGTCCTTGTCTTTGCCACCGTTGGCCACAGCACCGGCTGCGGCGATGCCTGTGTAATCTGCCATTATTTTTTAGCCTTTGGTGCTGCACGTTTAACAGCGTAAGCAATTGCAACAGCCTGTTTCACCGGCTTACCAGCTTTAACTTCGGCCTTTATATTCTTGCGAAAGGCTTCGGGAGATTTTGATTTGACAAGTGGCATGTTAACTCTCCGTGTGGAAGATGGCGTAGTTCAATTTAATCGCTTCAGAATAGGCGTTGTTGGTCACGTTTTTAAGTTCCACCGTAAACGAGCCATCGGTTACCGCCGCAATAAAAGCATTGTACGCACCCAAAGTGCCGCCAGATGCGACACTGATCACAACCACATCGCGGGTGCTCACCGTGCTGCAATTAACCACAAACACCGCATTGGCGTTAGGGGCCATCTGTGCGTTGGCCGTAGTAATCTGACCAGAAGGCGTGTTGATCGTAACCGCTGTGGTTTTGTTGTTGGTCTGGGTTACCGTGCCAAAAGCACTGGCGGCGTAGCCAATTGTGCCCGTAGTAACGATGTCAGTGGCCTCAACAATATCCGCGCCGATGATGTTTTGGTCTTCGTACGCAACGCCAATTGGCTTGGTATTTGCCATATTATTTTTTCTTCGCAGTCTTAGCTGAGTCTTTGAAATCTTTAGCCGTCGGCGCATTCTTGCTACCAACTTTGTTCATCTTCTCGCCAGAGCCAGCTTTGATGCGAGCTTGCTTGGCGTGGATGTTTGCATAGAGTCCAGGTTTTGTAGCCATATCAACACTTCCATCGTTTAAGAGCTGCTTTAGCGCGTTCGCCGTCTTTGGCGTTGGCCGCTACAGCGCCCATTCTTGCACAAAATGAATCTTTACGGCCTTGATCTGCCTTGGTCTTAGGGTTGGGTGCTGGCGCTTTTAAATTCGACCCCGTCGCCGCATTGTACTTCTCGCGGCCTTTGGCAGTCAAACCCGCGCCCTTAGACACCGGCAACTTCTCGCCTCGACCTACTGACAGAGAAACACTCTTCTTTGCCATTTAACTTCCCATCCATCCAGTTGTAACTGCGCCTTGAGAAGATGCTCGCCTTATTGCAGGCTCCTTATATTCTCTGTGCGCCACAGGAAATGCAAATGTAACAGCAAGTGCATCAGCTGCATCCGGTGAAGCTAAACCCCTTGCTCGCATCTCTTTCTTGCCTTCCAAAAATATAGTCCCAGAAGAATTTGGCTTCTTGGTTGGACCAGTGAAATCAGCCTTCAATTGGCGATCTGACGGGATACTAGCAGATTTTAACCAATTTCGCATCTCATTCCACATTTCTGCTCGCTTATTTCCAAACGCCTGCGAGTGCTTGGCCTTGCCGCCAAAGTTAACACCCCGAACCTTGTAACGCTGCTCTGTAAGACGGTCAAGAATGCCATACCCCAAACCACCCTCATCAATCACAGTCAAGGCTGGCTTATATTCCTCAATCGCATCAATCACACGACCCACAATCTCCATCGTATCCTCGCCCTTGTACCGCTTAATGGCCACAATGTCGCGCCCCTGCCTCACCACAATAACCGTTGAATCTGCGCCACCCCTTGCTGGGTCAACCCCCAAAACAATAGGCGCTGTCAAATCCTTGTACCTTGGCCTCTTCATCGCATCATCAACAATCACAGGGCTGATAAATTGATCCTCGCCAGCAGATGGAAACTCGCCATACACCTCCACCTTGGCTTGTGATGAATCTTCGCCATATTCAGCAATGATCTGCTCATACACCGACTTGTCAGTATCCTCCACCGTCCTAGCATCAACAATTTTTGACGTCCAAAAGTCCCTCTTGGCGTGAAAACACTCAAAAAAGTACCCCTCATTGCGCCGTGGGTTGGAAAATGCAAACCAATACCTGTCTGGCGTGTTCTCAGTAAAGAATCCAGCGCCAACCTCCCAAATAGGGTTAGGAATACCGCTAGATTCATCAAATATCAACATCATGCCGTCTTGATTGTGGACACCAGCGTAAGAATCAGGGTTCTCAGCACTCCACAATTTACCCTCACAAGCCCAATACCGCGTACCCTTACGCAAATCACGCTCAACCAACTCAGTCAACCATTGCGCTGGCACCAGCTTAGTGGCACTGATCTCCCACCAGTGCGAATTAATCAACATTGCCGCCCACTTGGTCAACTCAGCCCATGTCACCGATCTCAATTGGTTCTCGCTGTTGGCAGACACCACAACTGAGCCGCCAATCCTTGTCGTCAACATCCACAAAATAAGCCAACTCACCAGCGCAGACTTGCCAATACCTCGGCCAGAAGATACGGCCATGCGGATGGTGTCATAGTCAATCAAACCCTTTTGCCTCTTAATGTGCGCGGTTATGTCGCGCAACACTTCGCGTTGCCACTTCCTCGGTCCAGTAAACTTTTCCAGCGGCGTATTCTTCTGACCCCAAGGGAAAGCAAAAAGCACAAAAGCCTCTGGGTCATCAGCAATGGCCGGTGACCAAAGTTCCACCATCAGCTTTTGCTCTTCTTCGGATTTGTATATCGTGGTTTGCATTAATACTCCAAATGTATATTAAAAAAAATAAAAAATTGTGCGCGAGGCCACCCGTTCTAGCGCCCTTTCGCGCCGGACCTACCCCCCCCCTTCCGAAAATTGGCAGGGGGGCTATATGCGCCAGCCGCAAAGTTATCCACAGGATTTTGACGCAATTGCGCCAAAGTTAAGCACACCGACCTGTGGATAACCGCAATCTGCCTGTTTATTGGGCATATTGCCCTTAGTTATCCACAGTCTGGTTAACATAATAGTCATTGTGTTAAACCGATTATGTAAGGTTCGTGTAAGAGAGTATATGAATCAATGACTTATGGCTATAAGTTATCCACACGTGACTTTGGCTCCACGTCTGTTACGTCATCCGACTTAGCCATACCGATCTGCACTCGAGCTTGCGCCTGCTCTAGCGCCTTGATAACGCTTATGCGGTTGTCGCTGACGCTGACATCGAGCCGATCTCCATATGTCCTTGGCTTGAGCTTGCTAGCCACCCATTTGCGAGCGTCAACTTGCAGGCGCTTTTGGTTCACCCATGCGCTGACTGCAACGCCTTCTAAGTGGTCAGGAATTGGCTGATCTGCCAGCTCAACAATCTCCTCTGCCAATCGGTCTGCTCGCTGCTCTACGGCCTTTTGATAGGCTTCTTTGAGCTTATCGTCGGCTTGCAACATTCGCCAAGCGTGAACGTAGCTTGGCATACCAGGCTCGCGTAGCACGCCAGACAGGCTGGCGCCACTGCTGATCTTCTCCAAGATGCCAGGCCAAATTTCTGCGGTGTATTCAATTGGTCGCCCCATTTTTCCCATTTTTTGCCCTTTTAGATAAAAACTATCGGCAACACGATGTCGA